TAGATACTCAGTCTCTAACAAATCTTAGTATCACAACTGTTTATTCTTATGACGGGGTTGTAGATGAAATAGAAATAACGTTTAATGGAGCATCGCCAAATCAGAGGATTCATTTAAACAGCATCGAGCTTGATGGTGGTGTTAGATACAATCTGACTTACCATGAATTAAAGAATGTTCCTATGGTGAATGATTTAGAGCGAGTGTCTAGGATAAATGTTCATAGCTATGTTTACGACTTAGAGAAAACGGATTCGGAAAGCGGAAATTCACGAGTCAATATTGTCACCACTCCGAATGAAGAAGGTGGGGAAACTGTAGATATTACAACCATAGAGGGTGCTTATGGTTCGGCTATTGGTTCAATTAGTGCTGTAGTCGGAGATAATACAATGACTTTCTCACAGCCATACTACGACTACAAGGTTTCCAATGGTACTATAAAAGAAAGCGGAGCGTATTATATTGTTGTAAGTTCTAATAAGGAGCAGGATATAGAAGTTTATGCGCATCCTTTTACTGTTACCGACAATATATATACTCTTGATATTCACGAAACGGGAGTTGAAAAGAAATCAACAAACCCATTGATAGGTTCGTCTATAATGGCAAATCAGCAAGCAGAGTGGCTTAGAGAATATTATGATAATGACGTGGAATATTCTTTAACTTATAGAGGAGATACTTCAATTGACGCTGATGATTTGATTTATCTTGAGAATAATTATGTTGCTGATAATGAAGTGAGAATCGAAGAAGAAACTATTAATACAAGCATGGGAATGGATTTTTCATGTAAACTTGTAGCAAGAAGAGTGTCTTACAGAACGGACGCAAACTTAGAGAGAGCTATTGTAGGCAGATTTAAGATTGGAGAAAATTTATGAGCTATAATAAACACGTATGGGTAACTGGTGAAATTGTAACTGCGGTTCTTCTAAACAGAATGGAAGAAGGTATAGAGGAAACTAGCCGAGCGCAAGAAGAGGCTAGTTCTACGGATTGTGACGAATTGTTTGTTGATTTTTTGGAGGATGAAGAGTGAGCTACGAATGGATAACTCCTAAAACAGACTGGGTTAAGACAGACCAGTTTACATATCAAGACTATAATAGAATAAGAAATAACCTGTTGTATTTAAACGAACAGATTAATGCAACTTATCCGAATCTTTCAAAAGAGCTTGATTTAGGCGAAGAAAAGACAGGGTATGCTAATGATTATTACCCTTCTGAATTTGAGGCTTTTGAAGATGCTCTGGAATCATTTAAGAGAATAGGAATAAACGTTAATTTAGGAGAGAGGATTAATTACAAAGGGAATAGCTCATTTATTGATTTTGCTTCGTTAAATAGAATAGAAAAAAACTGTTTAAATTGGAAGCCGAACATAAATATAACATTTACTGTTGAGACGGAAATGACTCCCGCTCCCGACTATTTTAGCTACCACTCGAATGAATATGGTGAATATGACACTTATGGGTATTTCCCAGACAAACAGATTATGCTCCTTTACACTATCAAGCCAACTCCTCCAAATGGGTATCGAGTGAAAATTGACGGAACTTCTATAAATCCTGATGAAGTTGATTTGTTAGAAGAACAATATACTCAGAATAAAGGTAAACTTGTTATTAAATTTAAAAATCGACAAAGCTTAGTAGATGAGGATTTGATTAGGCATATTCTCTACATTTATAACCCCGAAGGAAAATTAGTGTACTCAAAAACTGCCATATTTGGTAACATTATTAGAATTAATAATTTTAAGATGCCTCGGCATTTTAGCCATAGTGCATATGATAATACTAGAGGCAGATATTCGTCTGAAAGAATTTTTGGTGGGGATTTTACAAATGATTCATTAATATTGAACGTTGGAAATCCTTCCGATGTACCTATGATTCAAATGACCCCACCCGCTCCTGCATCGTTGAAAAACCGCGTTGCAGGAGGGTCGTATTTCGCATTCTCAGACTTAGAGTTTGGTGAAAACGGTAAAGATTGGTTGTTTTATAGGTTTAATACGAACGACTGGTCTATGGGTCATTGGAGTGATTATTATAAAAATATAAAATTTGCGAATAATGTAGGCGTTGAATGGTTGGAGACATATGGTGATTGTTACGTGGGTGGACAGGCAAGTGCAAGCGGAGAGTCTATCGGCAGAAGGATGATTTTTACTGGCGATGTAGGTACATGGGTTGAAACTGGTGAAGTCATCAATCTCCCTAGTGACATTGGTAAGAAAAATATTTGTTGCACAAGCGCTCGAATAATAAAAAACGGTACTGTATTAAGAAACCTGTGTTATATAATGGGTGGCAATAGTGATGGTGTTTTGTCAAAAGCTCTTTATAGATTTGATGAAGATGCAAAAACTTTTGAAAAGAAAAAAGATTTGCCGATAGGCATAGAAGGTGGATGTTGCTATTATTCCAGATATTTTATGAATGATGCATATGATTATTATTTCATTATTGCATACGGAAAAAAAGGAGATGATTGGTATATTTATAACATTAGAACAGACGCTTGGGTTACTGGCGGCAAACTGCCTAGAGATTTTTACGGAGGTCGAATCGCTATAACGTATAATATGAGTAAAGCTCTGACTTGGAAATATGACCACTCAAGGATTTATCTGGTTGGAGGAAACTCTAGTACAGCAATAGATGGAGTAACTAATGAAATTACCTTTTTAGCGTATGATTATGATTTGAAACTTAGAAGCCGCGATGCAGTATAAATTATAAAGGTGTTATTTATGATAGGAATACTTTGTTCTCAATTAAAGAGAAAAAGTATTCCTATTTGATTGCAAATAATAAATTTCTCGAAAATTGCATGAAAATTTCATAAAAATTGCATGTTTTTTTCATGTTCCTATTAGAATAAGTATTATATAATACAGTTCAGAGGGATGACAGCCCCCATAATAAATTGTCATCCCCTCACGAAAGGAAGCAAGATGGCATACGTGTATTATAACCCGAATCCATACCAGAGACGCGGAATAGGAGATTGCACTATAAGGTGTTTAGCGAAAGCATTAAATACGTCATGGGATAGTGCGTATATCGAACTAGCTTCGCAAGGATTTTTCTTGAAGGATATGCCTTCATCGAATATTGTCCTTAATTCGTATTTACATTCAAAAGGCTTTAGACGATACGCAATCTCTAACCTGTGTCCAGATTGTTATACCTTTAGGGATTTTGCAAAAGACCATCCTAAAGGAACATTCATTGTTGGAACGGGTACACACGTTGCCTGTATCAAAGATTCAAATATCTACGATTCTTGGAATAGTAGTGACGAGACCCCGATATTTTATTGGAAAAGAGAGGAAAAAGAATGAACAACTATCCCTATCCTAGCTATTATCAAAGCTATCCAAATTTTCAACAACAACTTCAACAACCAGTAATGCCACAGCCTTCACAGGCTCAGAATCAAATACTTGCTTGGGTTCAAAGCGAGGAAGAAGGTGTGAACTATCCTCTTAATGCAGGACAAAGTATCTTTTTGATGAATCAAAGAGCTGATTATCTTTACATGAAGTCTGTAGACCAACTAGGTAAAGTAACTTTTATTAAGAAAAGGCTTGTAGATGAAACTGAACCGAAAGATTCTGAACAGCTTAAAGATTATATGAAGCGAGAGGAGCTTGAAAGTCTTATATCAGATAAAATAGAGGACTTGGTTGAACAGATTGTTTCAGACAAAATAAAGGAAGAAGTTGAAAAGAAGATTTCTGAGATTTCGTTTAAGCCTACTAAGAAAAAGACAAATGAAGAGGACTAAATGGTCAACTACCCATCACCTAAAGGTAATGGGCTTGCGACTCCCCTGTAGTTCGTTGCAATAACTCCTACATTTTGTCGGTGTAACTTCCGTGGTGTCGCATCATGGGACGGTTGACACCGCCCCTTACGACAAAGATTTACTCTGCCGTAACTGTACTCGGTACTTGACTGTCTTCGAGATAGTTGATTCCCATGCGGTACAGATTCATAGCTCCAATACGGTCATCGTTAGATTTATAGCCACAGTTTTTACAAGTAAACAGATGTATCTTCTTGTTGCGGTTAGACTTTTCAATGCGTCCACATACAGGACAGCACTGACTCGTATAACGAGGGTCAACCTTAATAACAGCAGACTGATTCTGTTTAGCCTTGTAGATGAGTTTTTGTTCAAGGTCATAGAAAGACCATGACACAGAAACATAGCGGTCTTTAGTTCTGACACGCTCTGTAGCATTGCGAACGCCCGACAAATCTTCAAGGACAAAAAGTGTATGCTTCGGGTTGTTCTCAACGAGTGCCTTTGACACACAATGGTTTACATCCTGCATCCAACGGTTTTCTCGCTGACCGATAGCTTTAATCCTACGTTTTGCAGATGGAGTGTGACGCATTTGGAGTTCTTTACGAAGTTTGGAATAGTGAGCACGTTTCTGTTTGATGGCTTTACCGCTTACAAATCCAGACTTGTGCTTACTGTCATAAGTAGCAATGACAAAGTTTATACCTCTGTCAATACCAACGACATTACAGATGTCAGAAACATTACTTTCTTCGACATCGTAGGTTACGGGGATATGCAAATAATACTTGCCATGCTTATTTACAAGCTTGGCTGTACCAAACTTATAGATTGTATGGTCAAAGTATTTTGACATACCTTCAACAAAATAAGGTAATTTAACACGACCATTCAAAGTGTTTACTGAAAAGCAGTTTTGTGTAAGGGAATAATCCCTGTTCCATACAAGGTCATACTGTGGCTTCTTGAAAGACGGCTGAATCCACTCTTTCTGATTTTTAAGAATGGTCTTATATCTTGCGATAACAGTTTTAAATACAGACTGAGCCATCTGAGATTTGAGTCCAAACTTTTCTCGGAGTGTAGAGTACAATATCTTGTTAAGCGAAAACTGCTTTAAGTCGTGAGTATGGAACACATAGTCAGACACAAAATTGCAGGCATCGGAATAAACAGACATGGTTTCATCAAGCAAAACCCTACTGTCTGTATCGACTGATATCTGAATTTTAGCAGTAATTGTCATTTGTTCCATAGTGTACCTCGTTGTTATTTCACTAAATATATGATATGTCAATAATTAGTGAAAGTCAATCAATTAAAGGATTAGATGATGAATAGTTTTTTTAATATGATGAATAACCCTATGATGAGTTTTTTTAATCAGCTACAGCAAATAAGACAAAACCCAAACATGCTGTCTAATATTCTGCGTCAACGCGGGATGATAAATGATGTTCAAGCGGAAGAAATACAGAAGATGGGGTGTAATTATGAACAAATAGGGCAATATCTCATACAAAACGGTATGATGCCTAATAATATTCGACAATTTGAAGGTCAAGTTAATCAAGTGCAAAATATGATGAATGAAAAAAGCAATTAACTTTAATGGGTGGTAAGTTAATTGCTTCCCTCGCAAAACTAATATGTAAAGTAACTATACGGATGGTTATATTATATTCCTTTTGTGAGGTTTAAGCAAGGTTTCTATTATGCGCATATGGAAATAAATCAAACGAAAGGAGACGCTATTGAATGGTAGAAAATAGCTCACAGCTTTACATGCCAGTAGCTCCTGCTTACGCCGCTAATAGTGGTATGGGAGGAGGCTTTGGCTACAATGGTGATTGGTGGCTTATTCTTATCCTTCTTTTCGCTTTTGGCGGTTTCGGAGGATGGGGAAACGGAGGATTCGGAGGCTTTGGTGGTGCTGACGGAAATCTTCTTTATCCATGGATGAATAACGCACAGATTACTACTAATGGTTTCCAGAATCAAGCTTTAAACACCGCTATTAGCGGACTGCAAAATTCTGTAACATCTGGTTTCGGTGATGTTCAACTTGGCATTGCGGGAATCAATCAGAATCTTTGTCAGACAGGAAATGGAATTGTTCAAGCTGTAAATAGTGGTTTCTCACAGGCTGAAATAGCTGATAATGCTAGACAGATGGCTAGTATGCAACAGGCTTTTGCAAGCCAAACAGCTACAGCACAAGGCTTCAATGCTGTTCAAGGACAGTTAGCACAGAATAATTCTGATGTTAAGGGTGGATTAGGCGATATTCGCTATACTATCGCAACTGAGGAATGTGCTACAAGGAATGCAAGTGCAACAAACACAAGAGATATCATAGATTCTCAAGCAAGGGGCACACAAGCAATCCTTGACAAACTCTGTCAGCTTGAACTTGATGGCGTAAAAGCACAGGTTGATGCGAAGAATGATAGAATTTCAGAGCTTCAAACACAGCTTAATATGGCTACGCTTAGAGAATCACAGACAGCGCAGAACGCATTTATTTCACAGGGCTTTGCTAATGAGGTAGACCAGTTGTACAACAGACTGAAAAATTGTCCTGTTGGAACAACACCCGTTTACGGCAATACTCCGATTTTTAGTTGTCCTCAAACAGTAAGTTGTGGATGCGGTCAATTTTAATAGGAGGATGACACTATGGCTGAGTATATAGAAATAGGCAATCAGACTGTTGCTTTAAACAATCCGATTGTGTTTAATGCTTCCATTCCTTGTCCGAGAGGTTATGTGATACATGACAACGGAACAGGGAACTTTACTCTCCGAGGTGCACCCCCTAATTGTTTTGCTCGTTATCAACTTATTTGGAATGGCAATGTACAGATACCGACAGGTGGTGAAGTAACCCCTGTTGGTATTGCTATCTCAGTTAATGGTGAAACTCGTCCGAGTAGCTTAGCTATTGCTACTCCGCAAGCAGTAGAGGAGTTTCAGAATTTGACCAGTACAGCTATTATAACAGTTCCTAAAGGGTGCTGTTTTAACGTGTCTGTAAGATACGTAAGCGGTGTAACAGATGACACTACAACGCCTACTCCAACAGTTGAAGTAGCAAATGCAAATTTGACTGTATCGAGGATAGCTTAGAAAGGAGCGTAATATGAGAGTTTATAATCAGATAAAAGAACTTATGTGTGATGAACTTGAGCATATAAGCCGCAAAAACGCTCTTGATATGAATAGCCTTGAGGTTGTTTACAAAGCAGTTGATGTTATTAAAGACATTGACACAATCGAGGCTATGGAAGATTTTAAAGGAAGCTCATACGCAGGAGCATCTTATATTGGAAATTCTATGAATGGGCAAGATGGATATTCTGGTATGTACCCGATGGGCGGTTATTCTTTTGCGAGAGGACGTGGTGCTAATGCACAGCGAGATAATCAAGGAAGATATGCCGATGGATATTCGAGAGATAACGGGTATTATGCGGGCAGTTCAAACACAAAAGAGGAACTTCAAAGGCTAATGGATAAAGCAACTAATGAAACCGAAAAAGAGGCTATCAGAGTTGCAATCGAGTCAATGAACAATTAAATTGTTTGTTTAATGAGGTAAACCATGCTACCATTTAGGTAGAGCCAAAGAGAGCCGAGGATTTAATCCTTGACTCTCTTTTTTTTGATTAGAAGGATGGTGGTAGTATGGAATGGATAATTAATAATTGGAGCTTAATTATCACTGTAGTAGCCGTGGTAGTATATTTCTTGCTGAACGGTAAGCGTTCGGTTGTCGAATTTCTGCTACAGGCTGTTGTCATGGCTGAAAAAGATTTAGGCAGTGGCACAGGAAAGATAAAGCTCTCGGTGGTTTATGGTAACTTTATTGAAAAGTACCCGATTTTTTCAAAGATTATTCCTTTTCCTGTCTTTAGCGCATGGGTGGATGCCGTACTTGAAGACATGAAAGATATTCTCTCAAAGAATGAAAAGGCTAAAGCCTATGTCGAGAATGAGAAGGAAGCTTTGTGATACGGGTATCACAAAAGAATATGTGAAGGGTTTTGATTATGCGGTTGAAGATTCGATTAATAATTTTTTTGACACTCTGGACGCTTATGATTTTACTATTGACGGCAAAAGTGTTGACGTTGGTAAGTATTTAAGCGACAACCCAGACGGATTGGAAAAATTTAAAGAAGTGTTGAAAGAATATTTTGACGAAGAACGACAAAGATTATTAGCTTCTTTAGAAAACAATTATTGCAACAGCAAATATGATTACGAAGAGGTGGATGACTAATGAGTGTGACAATAGCACATGCAAGTATAAGTGAGAATGGAACGGTAAAAAATGGAACAGCAGGAGACCAAACAAAAAAGGAGGTCTGCACTCGTCCATGGTATAGAAACGGATGGACATGCGTTATAAGATTTAATGAGCCTCGCATGGCGGAAAAAGTAGCCCAGTGCATGGAGAACGCTTGTAAAAATGACAATATTGGCTACGACCAACTTCAAAGGAACACACTTCTTGCCCAAGCGAGAAAGTATAATTACGATGTGTCAAAAGTCAATACCCCTTGTGAAACTGATTGTTCTGCTTTGGTTAGTGTCGCATGTATGTATGCGGGTGTTCCAGAGAGTGCATTGACTCTTTCTGGTAATTGTGCTACAACTAGAACATTGCAAGCAGTGCTAAAAGCGACTGGTGACGTTCAAATATTTACAACACCTCTTTATACTGCAAACACAGCGCGTTTAAAACGCGGAGATATTCTGTTAAAAGCAGGTCATCATGTTGTTGTTGTAGTAGATATTGGTGACAATCCGTACAAGTTGACAAGTTCACTCCTTAAAGAAGGTAGTATTGGAGAGAGTGTCGCGTGGCTTCAATACGAGCTAAATCGTCATGGGGCTAATTTAGATGTTGACAAGCAATTTGGAGTCAAAACAAAACTAGCCGTTATTTTATTCCAAAAAGATAACGGTTTAACTCAAGACGGAATTGTTGGCAAAAAAACAATTAATAAGTTGAATGAATTGAAGGCTTAAAGCCTTTAATAATTAGACAAAAGGAGAATGAACATGCCGAGAAAGAAAAATTCAGAGAATGTAAACGAAGTTGTAAAGCCAATGAAAGATAATGCTTTCAATCCTCCTGTAGAAGATGTTAAAGCTCCTATTGAGGATGAAAAGAAGGTAGAGAAAAAGATTTCCGAGAAGAAAGGAAAGAAAATAATCTCATCTTCTGCTAATTTAATTAATGTAAGAACTAACCCGAACGGAGAAGTTCTTTTTAGACTTAAAACAGGAACTCCTGTTATTGTCGAAGAGGAAAAGGATGGATGGTGTAAGATTGTAGGGTATGTAATGACTGAATTTGTAAAAGACTGACTTTGGGAAGGGGTTTGAGATGAGTACGACGAGTGTATTATCAATAAAAGATTACATAGCAATCTTAGCGTGGGTGTGCGGGGTAGTAATAACGGTTTCTGGGGCTACCACGATAGTTTTGAACAGCTTAAAGAAAATCAGAGAGCCAGAGAAAAAGCAACGTGAACAAGTCGCTCTTATAGCAGACGGTGTGCAAGCATTACTGAGGATGAATATTATCAATTCATGTGAAAAGTATATAGAAAAAGGCTATTGTGATAGCGATGAACGCTTGACGCTTGATAAAACATATTCTATATATTCTAAGCTCGGAGGCAATGATGTTGCTAAATCGTATAAGGAAAAAGCTTTGGCTTTGCCAACAAAACAGCAGGAGAACTCTTATGAAGCAGGATAAGAAGAAGATGGACAATCTTGACAAATGGTTGCTTTTAAGCGTTATTTCTGTTATCATATATACGATTGCTCATACAATAATCCTTGCCGTTACGGGTGCTGAATCGACGGTTTTAACGATATGTTTTTATGGTTTTTTTGCAGAAGAGATTGGCTTGTGTTGTTTTTTAAAGAAAAATAAGATGCAAGATGTATTTAAACTTGTAAAAAAGAGTCATAATAACGATTCTGACGAGGCATAATTGCATCTACAATCAGAAGCTTTATGAATGTAGAGCCAAAGAGAGCCAACCTTTTCGCGGAGGTTGGCTATTATTTTGTCGTAAAATAACCCTTGCTTTTCAAAGGGATTAAGTGAGGACTAATGAGACTAAAAAATATTAACTATACCAATAGCGAGATGAGTGAGGTAATTGAAGAAAATATCCATTCACAAAGAGATAGACTCATTTTAAGAAAATGCTTTATTGATGGGCTTTCACACGAGAAAATTAGTGAAGAAATCAACATGTCTAATAGGCAAGTTAGTAATATTATAAGTAAGTATTCTGTTATGCTGATAGAATATCTTAGAAAGGATGGCTTGAATGGCTGTTAATCAAGTTAGATTTAATGGTGATGATTTGATAAATCTAAGACAGGATTCTGTTGACGAAGAAAAGCTCACGAAAGGCGATACAGCGCATAAGAAATCTGGCGTAGGAATAGAAGGTAGGGCGGATTATTATGCTGTAAAAGATGAAGTAGCGGATATTTCTGATGAAGATTATATCCCTTTTTATGATGTGTCCGAAAAAAAGAAGAGAAAAAGCCTTTTCTCTTCTTTTATTTCAAAAATAAAAGATTATTTTGTGGCTAGACAGCCAGATGATAAAGGTTATACAATTAGGAATGTTGCTGATGCACTTGAAATTAAACATCACAACGTTATTGCTTCAAAGACAAACAATAACGTTTCAAGTGTAATTTACCCTACCATGGAAAGCCATCTTGATAAAGACGGAAGAATTTTCATGCGTACAGAATCCATTGTCGAGCCTGATGGAAGAATTGGATGGTTCGCTTATGTTAGAAATTACGATGAGCAAGGCAACCGTAAAGGACAAAAGGGAATCAAGTTCTATATGGATAAACAAGGGAAACTTACGTATGAAATTGGTGATATGGATGCTTTTCGCGAGGCAATTCATACTCTTGATTTCAAAGGAACTCCTATTCCCGATAACGCAGACCTTAATGATTATGTTACTGCGGGCAGTTATTATGTTTCTGATAACGGCAAAGCGGCTACTATTGCAAATATGCCCATGGACAAAGCGTGGTCTGGAAAACTCTGGGTTCTTGATACAGATTCTAGCAATCGCGTCGTTCAAATGTATATAACTAATTGGCAAGGCACTGGACATAAGGTTCATGTTTGTGTTAGATGCATTGATGACGATGGAACAGCTCAACCATGGTGCGAATTAGCGCCAAGCGACGCTGTGCCTAACGGTGGGTATGCTGTCGCTACTATTAGCGGCTCGGCTGTTACTGCGAGTATAGATAATTTTTCTCTTGTCAATGGCGTTATGGTTATGATTAGGGTTGAAAGCGCGCTTCCTGTGAATGCAACTCTTAATATTAATAACACTGGCGCGAAGCCTATTTGGTATTACCATAATAATACTATAAGAGTTAATGATGGTTTACGTTTAAGAGGTGTACATTATATAACGCTTATGTATGACTCTATCAACGACGTTTATCATGTTGTTTCGTTCGATGTTTCTAGCAGTGTTGCGGGGCAGAATTATGTGGCTGATACTTCTGGTTACGTTGTTGATAACGTCTTTTTTGGTAACAATGGATTTCAATTAAAGCATAACGTAGCTAATGGTGCTTTAATGTATAACTATGTTAAAAACGGCAACTGGCGAGGCGACAAGAGGCTTGTCGAGCAAGACCAATCCCTAGTATATTATGGGCAAGAAATTCCAGATAATGCTGATTTGAATAATTATAAGACAGAGGGCATTTATAATGTTGCGTCAAATAATAGGGCTAATACTATTTTAAATATTCCCACAAAACTCGCGGGAAAGTTAACTGTGATGAGGGTTGCGGATTCGTCTTATGCGACGCAATTTTATATTACTTACGCGCTTAACCATTCGTCTGATAGCTTTAATGTATCTCAAAGTTATAATATTTTTTTTAGGTCTTATGATAATTACAACATCCAAAATAAATGGACTGAATGGAGGCAGTTATCTCTTGACAGAGATTTATCCGCCCTTATGACTGCTACTGGCAAGAACCTTTTGCCTTCATGGAGTTATGGCACTCACTCTAACGTTAATAACGGTATTGCTTATACTTTTAATCCTACTACTGGTGAAATTACTGTAAACGGAACTGCTACTGCCGATTCGAGTTGTGTTCTTGCAGGTCATTCGATAAACACATATGACCTTCCTGCGGGAGAGTATATTTTATCTGGTTGTCCTAGCGGCGGTTCTTCTTCTACCTACATGCTTGATTTACAATTAAAATTTTCCTATAAGGATGGTGAATCAGCCTTTTATGATTATGGTGAAGGAAAAAAAATTAAACTTGAAGATTACGCGGGTTCTTATACTACCCAGAATTATTTTATTAGAATTGTAAAAGGCACAACTGTTAATAATAAGGTTTTTAAGCCCATGCTTAGACCTGCTTTTTCAAATGACACATATAGACCTAATGATACTTTTTATAAGGGCAATATTTATATAGGGGCTTGCGAGACGGCGGCTGACGTGAAAGATAAGGTTGCTACAGTTGATGGCTATTTTAAATTAAGAAAAGGAGTTACTGTTTGTGTTAAATTCAAAAACTCCAATTCGTATAGTGCTACTAGCGAAAATAAAGTTACCCTTAATGTTAATGGAACTGGTGCTTATAATATTTATTACAACAATGCCTATCCTACTGGCACTAATAATACTGCGTTCGGTTATTCTAATAGATATGTTACATATGTATTCGATGGCGGTTCTTGGGTTTGGCAATCACATGGCTCTGATGATAACACTACTTATACTCCACAAAGTTTAGGCTCTGGCTATGGTACATGTTCTACCGCAGAAGCTACATCCGCCAAGGTAGTAACTCTTAGTGGGTATAATTTAGTTACTAACGGCTATGTTTCTGTTAAATTCACCAACGCTGTTCCTGCTAATGCAACAATGAATATTAATTCAAAAGGAGCTAAAAATATATGGCATAGGGGCGCAAATATAAAGGCGTATGCTATTCATGCGGGAGATTTAGCCACTTTTATTTACGATGGTACAAGATATCATTTAATAGGAGTTGATAGAGATAATGCACTTGATATTAGTTATTTTTATGATAATGCGGCGGGAACGCCCAATTATGCTACAAGAGATTCTAATGTATTATTAACTCAATTAACTTATGTTAGACGCGGTGATATTGTACAAGTTACATGCATTATGAAATTTAGTGCGTCAAAAACTTATAGCGGTGGCGCTGTGTTATTTGGTGGATTACCTGCTAATCCTAATGGATGGGTTAATGTTGAGGCTGGCGGCGTGTCTTTTTGGTACAGTTACACTGGTCTTCATTGTAGAAAATCTCTTTCTGTGACTGCAAATACAACTTTTTATATTGGA